GTCGCTGTGACGTCTGAAAGCGCAAAGCACCTGGTACAGTATTTCTATGACCTCGAATCTTTGAACTATGATCGGATCCCTGAAAAAAACAGTGTGAGCCGCCTGGGATGGATTGAAGATGAGGGTTTTTCGCCCTACGTAGAAGAACTTGTATTTGACGGAGACGCAAATTTTCGAACATTTTTTGAGAGCGTGAAAAACGCGGCAGCATGGAAAAATGGCTCGGCATGGCACGCGGCATCCGGCAGAAGAGTGTATTTGCCCGCGTTATCCTTGCATCGGCGTTTGCGTCTGTCCTGGTAAAGCCGCTGGGCGGTCTGCCGTTCTTCGTACACCTTTGGGGAGGCACGGAATCCGGCAAGACCGTGGGCCTTATGCTGGCAGCCAGCGTATGGGCAAACCCTGAAATCGGGCGTTTCATCCACACATTCAACAGCACTGCGGTTGGCCGGGAAAAGTCTGCGGCGTTTGTAAACAGTCTGCCTCTGATACTGGACGAGCTGCAGATCGTAAAGGACAAGCGGGAGTTTGACAAGGACATCTATATGCTCTCGGAGGGTGCAGGGCGCACCAGAGGCACGAAAAGCGGAGGGGTGGATAAAACCCCTACCTGGGCAAACTGCATCCTTACAAGCGGAGAAATGCCTATTACAGGCGCGGGCAGCGGCGGCGGTGCGGTAAACCGTATCATCGAAATAGAATGCCGGGAAAAACTGTTTGAAGACCCGCGCGGCGTTGCAGATACCGTTCGTAAAAACTACGGCTTTGCGGGGCGTGCATTTGTTGAGCACTTACAACAGGACGGTGCAATGGAGCGCGCTGCCGATCTGTTTAAACGGTACAGCGTACAGCTTGGCGAGGGAGATACCACGGAAAAGCAGGCTATGGCTGCGGCGCTTGTGCTTACAGCCGACAATCTTGCAACAGAGTGGATTTTTAAAGATGGCCGCGCGCTCACAGCCGGTGAAATCAGCGAATTTCTGCGAACCAAGGCAAGCGTTTCAGCGCATGAGCGCGGATATCAGTATTTATGCGAAACGATCAGCCAAAATGCGAACAAGTTCCTTGGCGGAGATGCCCCGGTGAGCGATGTTTGGGGACGGCTGGAGGACGATGATACGGCGATCGTGATACGGAAGGTATTTGATTCGATATGCGCAGACGGAGGATACAACGCGCAGGCGCTGTTGAGCTGGCTCGCGCAGAACAACTACCTGCAAACGAGCAAACCGCATCTGACGAAGACTGTCAGAATCAACAACATCCCCACCAGATGCGTGGTTTTGAGGCTCCCGCAGCTTGAAAATGACGATTTTGAGCCTTTGGGCTACATTCCGGACTGATTTGTAACCACTCAAACTTCTACTGGTTACGTTTTGCGTTACAAAAAAATGGCTCAACAGAGCCAAAAATCAGACCTTGTAACCACTGTAACCAGTGTAACCACTGTTTTGATATACATATCACGTACGAAACATATATGCTGGTAAAAAATGGGTTGTGTGTGTTCGCGCGTATAGGAGTTTCCACAAATAGTGGTTACAGTGGTTACATACCTTGAAAAATGGCTTTGCAAAGCCAAAAAACACGTAACCAGTGGGGTGGTTACAAGGTGGATACGAGTGGTTACGATGACTGAGGAAAAAACAATGGATTTTAAACAAATTGAACATTCCGTGCTGAAGTTTGAACCGATGCCGGATAACGCGCCTCTGCATGAACAGATGTGTTATTTTGCGCTCAGACATCTCTATGAGGATTATAGACGAGGCGTTGTGAATGTGCAAGCGGCGCATGATGAAAAGGTACGGCTTCGGAATGCATTTGAACGAGCTGTCAGTACAGAACATACCCGTGACATGCTGCGAGATGAATGGCAGACCGGATTAAAGGTGTCGAACGAGTTTCGCATTCGGCTGCATAAGGCGCTGGAAAGCGGAGAAGGAATTGACGTGCTGTTTCCACTAGCCTGCACATGCATTGCGGCTATGACTGGCGATAAAACGCTGTTGGGCAGCGAAGTAAAAGAAAAGTTGAAAGCAAGACAAATAAGGATGGATGACGTGTGAACGCAAGATACAGGGATAAATGCCTATCTGTAAAAGAGCGGCAGGCAGCCGCCTATGCTGCAAAACGGGTGATTGAAAAGCAGTTGGATGACGTTGCCAGGCGTGCACAGTATCTGTGGATGTGCGCAGCGCTCAATGCCGGATTTACTGCTGAGGATATCGAGCGAATCCAATCCGAGATGCCGCAGGTATGCGAAAAATACGGTGAGCTGCGGGCTGACAACTGCGCGGATTTTGCGATGCTGAGAGATTTGCGTGAAGCTGGTGTAGACGTAGCCGATATCGAGGATGAGCTATGAAAAGATGGGCGTAGAGCCGACGTGAAAATTAGTAGGTGGTAGAGAAATGGATAAAGTGCATTTTAGCACAGGAAAAGACGATTGGGAGACACCTCAATGGCTGTTTAACCAGCTTGATGACGAGTTTCATTTTACGCTTGACCCGTGTTGCACAGCTGAAAACGCAAAGTGCCGCAAGTATTATACAAAAGCAGAAAACGGGCTTGAGCAGGACTGGAAAGGGGAAACGGTTTTCTGTAACCCGCCATACTCTCGAGGGAAAAAAGGTGCACCGGGACAAGAGGCGTGGATTAAAAAATGCTTTGAGGAATCGAAAAAAGCGGGTACAACTTGCGTTATGCTGCTTCCAGCGCGTACGGACACGAAGGCATTTCACACATACATATATGGATATGCCGAAATCAGATTTATTCGCGGGAGATTAAAGTTTGGCGGAAGCACAAATAGTGCGCCGTTTCCAAGTATGATTGTGGTTTTTAAAGGGAAGGACTGTAATGGACGATTTGATAAGCCGAAAGGCGCTGCTGGAAAAAGCATGGGAAGCAGATACACAGTGCGGATATGTGCAAGTGGTAGATGTCGGAGACATAGAGGACGCTCCCGCCGTTGACGCTGTTCCTATGCGGCGTGGGAAGTGGATTTTTAACGACGATTGGTGGGAGTTTAGATGCTCTGTATGTCAAGGTGCTATCGGAAACATCAAAAAGTATAAATTCTGCCCGCACTGCGGGGCGAAGATGGATGGAGGGAATGACAATGACTGACTTAAAGCCGTGTCCGTTTTGTGGGGGAAAAGTCGAGATAGACATGCTTGATTCTGAAAACAGCCGAAACGTGAAGATTTACAGCGCAGTACATTGCCCTGAATGTCACGAGTGGTTTTTTAAGGGGTTGAGCAGGGGAAAAATCATTGAACGCTGGAACCGCCGCGCCCAGCCGGAGAACAAGCCGCTGACGTGTGATGCTGTGCCTGTGGTGCGTGGGGAGTGGTTAAATATCCCAAATCGATATGTTTGCGTAGCGGGAGACAGGCCGTACCGCGGAAACGCTACAAGTTGTTCTGTGTGTCACGATATAAACCCAAACGCATTTAAAACAAACTTTTGCCCCAACTGCGGAGCTAAGATGGACGGAGGGAATGACAATGACTGACAGAGAGGCGATTGCTCGGTTTGAGCCGTATATCGGGAACGAGTGTTACCGGAAAGAGTTTCAAGAAGCCTGTGCGCATGCAATCTCCGCCATCAAAGAGCGTGAGGAACGGAGCAAGGGGTGTGAGTTTTGTGGAGCAAAACTGTATTTCAAGACTACGCAATATGCAAGACCCTTGCTTGCACCTCTGACGGAAGTACAGGCGTTGAGGGACAAATTGTTAGACCTAACAGGCGAAGTGTATGTTGAAATTGACGCTGGTTTCTGCCCCATGTGCGGCCAGCGCCGGGAGGGTTCACAATGAAAATTTTAGTAGCCTGCGAAGAATCGCAGGCGGTAACAATCGAAATGCGCAGGCTAGGACATGAGGCATACAGTTGCGACATTGAACCATGCAGCGGCGGGCACCCTGAGTGGCATTTGCAGGTGGACGCCCTGGAACTTTTGAAAATGAAATGGGATATGATTCTTGCGTTTCCTCCTTGTACCCATTTGGCTGTGAGTGGTGCAAGGTATTTTGAGCAAAAGCGCAAAGACGGACGGCAGCAAGCGGCGATTGATTTTTTTATGCGGTTTGCAAACGCAGATTGCCCAAAAATAGCGATAGAAAATCCAGTTGGGATTATGTCAAGCGTGTGGAGAAAGCCGGATCAGATTATCCAGCCGTGGCAGTTTGGGCACGGGGAAACAAAAAAGACGTGCTTGTGGCTTAAAGGGATTCCATTGCTTGTCCCAACAAACATCGTTGATGGGAGAGAGCAGAGGATATGGAAAATGCCGCCGAGCGAAGACAGAGCAAAAAACCGGGCAAAGACATTCCCGGGAATAGCCCGTGCCATGGCAGAGCAGTGGGCCGGAGACATACGGGAGGGTTCACAATGCGAGAAATAGAAGTACATGAGTTTAAAAAAGTGCCGCGGAATTGCTCCTCATGCCTGTACGGCGGAGGCATTGGATGCGGGAATGCGAATGTAGGAAAAGCGTATCTGGCCTATTTGTACGGATTGCAAGAATGCCCGCATTATTGGCTCGACCAGCATCGATTTGAACCTGTTGATGGTCGCAGATGGTAGGAGGATTTACATGGAAAGATATACATACTTTGACAGTGGAAAATTTCGGCTTAAAATCGACGATACAGAATACAGTGGAGACTGGGTTGACCGCCTCGCCGCCTATGAGGAAATCGGTCTGGAGCCGGAGGATATGAAAAAGGCGTTTAACGAGGACGCCACACTAAAATTAGCTGGGCAGATACTTGGCGTGACGCCCGGCCGCCTCCGCGAGCTGGCGCAGGCGGAGAAAGAGGGGCGGCTTGTGGTGCTGCCGTGCGAAATCGGAAGTCCTGTTTATTCGCATGCAAGAAAACTTGACGGGGCTGATTATGTGAGAGAAACAGAATTTTGGTGGAGCGATATCCCCCAAATGGGCAAAACCGTCTTTCTGACCCGCGAAGCCGCCGAGGCCGCGCTGAATGATTTGGAGGCAGAGTATGAGCAAACCGATTGAACTCATGCATGTGTATTTTGGAGAAAATAAAAATACATGCGGAACGTGTTGCAATCTTGTAGAGGTTATCAGAGGGAAGAAGAAATTACGTAAATGCAAAGCCTATGGAGGTTTCCACAGCAGCAAAGCTGATTGGGCCAAAAAGTGGGTGGCTTGTGGGCTGTATGGTGAACACGTGCCGCAACCGATGGTATCGGATACGGCGAAGCAAATTTTTTATAGAGTAGGTATAACTCAAGAGGTTATAGGATGTGACGGGCAGATGGAAATGGAGGCCGACCATGACAGATAAAGAGCTTGTGGAGCGGTTGCGCGAAAATGCAGAGTGGGCACGGGGCATCGAGTGGGAAACGCCTTTGTGCCTTGCGGATGATTCGAAAGCAGCGGTCGACACCATTGAACGGCTGCAATCTGAACTCACTCAAGAAAAAATTGACAGCACGAATCTCGTGGGCGAACTTGCCACGGTGGCCGCAGAGCGCGACCGATACAAGGCGGTGCACGAGAACCCGCAGCCTCTGACGCTAGAGGAAGTAAAGGAACATATAACAAAAGGACATCCAAATGATATTAAACCATTGTATGTGGATTTTAAACCTACAATTCCAATTGATTACGCTTCACGATGGAGGGATGCATATAATTTGTCTCGGTTAATTGCGGGGAGAGGCGATGAATACGGAAAAACATGGATTGCTTACCGCTCAAAGCCGAAAAGGAGTGAGTAATTATGAAGTGTGAAAACTGTACTAAGTATGATGATTGCCGGACAGGCTCTGGATTGACATGGCCGTGCGGGGCGTATGTGCCGAAAAATATTGAAAGATGCGGCATTTTAAAGCGTGTGGAAACGTACACGGACACACGGACTTGCACCAGCTGCCCGCTTGATGGGAATTGCGAATTTGTGAAGTGTAAAAAAAAGGAGATTTGAGATTATGACGAACGTTGTACTTGTAAGGCATGAAGCCGACTATGGATTCGGTAATTATCTTTTTGAAACGCCTGTTGACTTGAAAAAAGGGCAGCGCGTGCGTGTGAAAACGCGCAGGGGCGAATCGGATGCTATTGTCATGCATGACAGCGCCAAAGTTGACGAAAATGCGCTTGTCATGATGGTGACTGCCTGTCATGCGAGCCTGCCGCTTGCGCCTGTGATTGGCGTGTATTCGCTCATTCCGGTGGGCAGAGGCGTAAAAAATGTGTGAGGAGGAAAACCAATGAAAGAAGTATTTGAAAAGGCTATCCTTACATATGGCCAGACCGCGCAAGAGGATGTAGCTATCGAAGAAATGAGCGAACTTATCAAGGCGATTTGTAAAATGCGGAGGGCAGGTGTGAACGAAAAGCCAGCGGCAACGGATGCCATCGTTGACGAGATCGCGGACGTATCCATCATGTTGGAACAACTCTGTATGATGTACGAGTGCTTTGACGCCGTTGAAAATCGCAGACAATACAAAGTGCGCAGGCTGGAAAACAGGCTCAAGGAGGCACCGGCATGCTCGAAATAATCATAGCTTTCGTAAAGGCTGTGGGAATTGTATTGATGCTGTCCTGCCCTGTTGTTGTGTGGGCGTGTCTGGTGGTTGGTGGACGATATGATGACAAAAACGGGAAAATGTGAGATTTGCGGTACAGAGTTCGTATACGCTCCAAATCGCAGATACTGCAATGCGTGCGCGCATAAGCGGAGCGTTGCGAGTACGAAAGCGGCGTTGAAGCGGAGAAATGAGCGCCTAAAGCAAGAAGTATCTAAGCCGCAAGAGCAACCGGGCGGATGGCATGTCGTCAAATGCACAGGCTGCTATTATTACAGGCCGCTGCGGCAAGGCGGGCGCGGAGCTATGAACGCGTGCCACTACCTGATTGACACGGATGTCCCGCGCGGTATACATCTACACGAATGCTATAAACGGTCCGGTACGCCATACAGGCCGGGGAAGAAAGTATGATTCGGGAGGTGTTGGGGTGTACGATCTGCCGCATGGAATCGTGCGCGCGTGCGCGGGAGTTGTTGAGGCGCTGGATGTGCTGCCAGACCGATATAAGCAAGCTGTGGCGCGTGCGGAGGAAAGCGTCGGGCAAAGCTTTGATAAAGATGCTGTCGCAGCGCGCAGGGCGCTTATAGCCGCGGTGAAGTTATCCATCATCAATCAAAAGGACTGGCCGTATGATTTTTTGGAGGCGCATTACGGGTTTGCGGTAAGCCGCAGAACGTTCACAAGGGAGAAACGGAAATTCTGCTGGGCACTGGCGAAAGAATTGGGATTGATATAGCAAAATCCGGAGGCTTCTCACCTCCGGATTTGCTTTACAGTTTTGATATTACTTCTCGCGCGGCGCGCTTGCCGTTGTCTGTAAGTTGGCGCTGCCATGCATTTTGCGACGGTGCCCAGCGGAACCCGTTGGCTTTCAGCAGCTCACGGGTGTCGGCATCCGGCTTGTCCTCAAAAATGAGCTGCACGCGCATGATCTCGGTATCCTCCCGGTAGGTGCAGCCCTCGGCGGCCTGCTGCTCAACCGGCGCTGTCTCCTTGGCCGCCAGCAGTGCAGAAAGGCGCTCCTGCGTACGTTTGAGGTTGGCCCGGTTGTTTGTCAAGGCATAGGTCGGAAACGGCCCGCGGGCGTAAAGCGTGACTTCCTTGACGGCTTTCGCGGCCTCGGGCGACATTTCAAAGCCGTCCATGGTGCCGTGCTTGCGGTAATGGACATTCGCGGCTTTCATTGTGTCCTGCGCAAGCGTCAGGCGTTCCACCTTCGCTTGGAGCTGTTCAACCGCTTCGGGGTCGCCGGATAGAATCGTGCTGGGGTCGCCCGCGGCGCGGCTGATCTCGTCCTCCATCCGTTGGATGGCGTTCCAATCTTCCCGAAGCTTTTCTTCTCGGCGGCTCCACTTCTCATGCGCCCGCATGTTGTAATTGCTGGGGCCTGCAACAAACCACGATACGTGCCTGGCATTATTTGCGGCGCTGTTGTTGTAGTATGCCGCGAGGCGGCGGGCATAGCGGTCGGCCAATGCGTCTAATTTTGCCTCATGTCCGGGGCGGCATCCTTGCTTTGCAGCCTCGCACTTTGCGGCAAACGCATCCACAGCGGCGCGGTAGCTCGCCGTCGTGCTGCCGGGCTTGTAGTCGGTGATAAGGTGATTCTGCTCGTGGCCTCGCTTGCAAAGTTCCTCGTTGATCTCGTAATACATGGTTATTCCTCCTTCAAAATGCGCAGCTCCGTGACCGGCTGCATGTTGTCGTATACGGTGCCTATTGTATTCCCTTTCTCCCCGTGTACCGATAGGACAGCTTATTGACATATTAAGCGGATGCACTTGCTTTCCGCTGTGCGGCCAACATGGCGTTATAGGCCCTGATATCAAGTCTTGGGGTTTGCTGTACTTTTTCAACCTGCTGCACAGTAAAAAGATAAGCCTTTTGTTTGTAGTGGTGGGAAGTGTCAATATCTTCTGCCTTTCCGTCCTTTGTGGTGACTTCGGTTTTTTCTTCCTTCCAGCGCCACAGATCACATACAAGAGCACTTTTTTCTCCGCGCTTTACTTGATATCCCATCTTGCGCCATTGTGTGTATGTATGGATGGGGAGTTCTCCCCGTTCGCTGATAATGGTTTTGGCCTCATCTTCCGTATAAAGTTCAGCCGCGATTGCCGCGTTGGTGATGATCTCAAGATTTGTCATGCTTCGCATCCTCCTTGCATTTTGTGTGGGCGATATGGTAAAATACAGACAAGGGCAACAGCTTTTGTGTGGGTGTGCCTTTGGGTCAGTAGTTAGCGGCTACTGGCCTTTTTTGTTGCCTTTGCAACTGCTGCGGCGAAAAGCTGCTTTTGTGTTTTGCTGTCCAGCTTCGCCCAGTCTTTGCAGGTCATCGGCTCACCTCGCTTTCGGTTTGCCGTTGCCCTTGCTGTGTCTAAATAATAGCACGATATCGTGCAATAGTCAAGCACGATATCGTGAATTTGTATAGTTGCACTATATCGTGTGCGCTGTTTTGTTTGTTTTCACTATATCGTGCAATTTGTATATATGTTATAATAAGCGCGAGGTGATACAATGGCATATAACGAGGCCAAAAAGCGCAGCAATCAAAAGAGCGATGCAAAGTACATGCAGATACTACTAAAGCCATATAAGGCAGAGGGAGAGGCAATTAAAAAGGCCGCGATAACGGCGGGACAGTCTACACAGGCATATGTTTTGCAGGCTGTGCGTGAGCGTATGGAACGAGATAAAGGCAAATAAAACGTGGCGCAAAATCCAACTACTTTTTTGATACGATAGGCTTAGGGGAAACCATGGGCCTATTTTTTATGCCTGAAAGGGGGTGGGCGGATGGCTGCTGCTAACAGCACGAAAACAGCAAAGAAGAACGTACCGGGGAAGCCGTTTGAAAAGGGGAAAAGCGGAAACCCGAGGGGGAGGCCTAAAATTCCGCCGGATGTGCGGGACATGTTCAAAGCCGCCACGCCTGCCGCTGCCGGGCTGCTGATTAAGACCATTGACAATGAGGACGCTCCGCTGGCGATGCGGATGGATGCGGCAAAGACGGTGATTGAAAGGGTGTACGGTAAGGCTACACAGCCAATTGACGGGAACCTTGACGCGACGCTGCAAATCGTGATGTCCGATGAAGCGCGGGAGCTGATGGGCTGATGCAATGGAATATTGGCAAGCCAAACACAAAACAGATTGCTTTTTTTAAAGCGCGCACAAGGTTTGTGGCATATGGAGGGGCGCGCGGTGGCGGCAAAAGCTGGGCGGTGCGCAAAAAGTCTGCCGGGCTTGCACTGTCTTATAACGGGATCAGCATTTTGATTTTGCGCCGCACGTTCCCGGAGCTGCGGGAAAACCACATTTTGCCAATGATTGCCGACTTAATGGGGATTGCGCGGTATCGGGACATGGACAAATCATTCACGTTTCCCAATGGCAGCCGCATCGTATTTGGTTACTGCGACAGCGAGGCGGACGTGCTGCAATACCAGGGGCAGG